GGCGGCTTCACGACCGAAAGGAGGTGAATATAAGTTGTTTGATACACTGCTGTGTATCCGCGGACATTTTGATCAAGGTTATTGGTGGTATTGTCAATTACTACCAAATGCATCAAGTCAGTACTTTAAAAAGAACTACTTATACCAAAATCAAGATGAAAGGGATGCTATACTCTATGGTGATAAACCAATTCATCATAGGAAGATGGAGGGATCGGTAGACCCCATCGCTAAATCAACACCTTTTTATCCCTTCTCCGATTCTATTACCTTTTATAATTCAAGCTTTGCTTGGAAAAATACAATCACTTGCAATATGAATTATTGCAAAATTGTTATGGAAGGTAATAACCCATCATATTGGTGGGAATATCGATACGATGAGCATCGGTTGGTTGTTGCAGGTGACTCTTATCCCAAATCCATTTTCCATTATTGGAGAGGTGGGTATACAAGAGATCCCGAACCTGATTGGATTAAGAAGGAAGTTGGTCTTCTTAACCAAGATGGGTCCGTAGATGTTTTCGATAACATTCTACAATGGATGTATCCTTTTGAAATCGTCACTGTTAAAACGCCTCCATATTATTGGATACAATATATGGATAACAAGAGACCATTTCAAGCTACGGACGCAGAAGCTTTAAGTGAGTGTATAAGAAATACTATTCAAGAGAATACATCTTATAACACAAATTCCTACGCGAACCTTTTTGAAATCGTAGATTTAATCAATGATTTCCGAAAGGGGAAAGTAATCGACCTCATTGAAGATATGAAGGGAGATTACAAACTCTTTAAAAAAGCTTTTTCAGCTCATCGCTCTCATAAGAATCGCCGTAATTACATACGAGCAATACTTAAGAAGAGTCATGAAGAAGCTGCAAGTGCATGGTTAAAATACCGTTACGCTTACAATACAACAAAGTCTGATGTGGAGCAGTACACGAAGGCAAAAGTTGGAGAGTATCTTGGATCCCTTGATGAAGATCGTGTTTTAAGAGGTTCCATTAAGATAACTAATGGAATAATGCATGTTAAAATGCGTTTACGCGACAATCAAAATCCAAATTTTGACCGTCTATTGATTTCTATGAATCAATACGGATTTTTTCCGGGCCTTTATAACCTATGGGACATGGTTCCATATAGTTTTCTGGCTGACTGGCCGTCGAATTTTGGAGATTTACTTCAAGATATCGACCAGAGTATATTTTGGCGTTATTATGATATACTCGAACTTTTAGTATCAAGAAAACAGATACTCACCGTAGATGAGCACTGGGGCACTACCACCTATACTTGGTACGATAGGGAATTATCTAACGAATGGCCTCAATTTGAAATTTATGAGGACGATACTTCCATGAAGACAAAATTCATGAGAACCGTTGATGCTTTTTCCCTTGTAACTGGAATTGTTCATTGACAATTATCCTGGGCTGATGGAGCCCGTATACCGGAGGGCTAACGATACACCCTTCGGAGGAAGGAGTGTATTATGGCACTTACATCAAGTTTTGGTTTTACCAATACCACAGATTCACAGGTGGATTTAACACCTACTGCAGTCGGCATGTCAAATTATGCCGTAGTTGTTGATGATCCCGGTAGATGCGTTCTTAAAAATACTACTGGACCTATTGACCAAGTAGAAACTCTTGCATTCATGGCTGAGGATCTCGGCTCTGTAATACAGGAAGAAAAGAATGCTAATCCGCCAGCCGTCTCTGGTGGAAGAAGAATCACAATTAAAATGGAGGCAAAGAAGAGAGTTACTAGCTCTTCAGACGATACTTTCGCAGTGGATTACCCTGTATCTTGTAACGTTACCTTCAGATTCTCAAAGACGCAGTATGTTACAGCTGCGGATTTACTTACTATGCTTAAGCGTGTAGTAGGTGCCCTACAAGATTCAAGTACAGACGGTTATATTTTAGATCAGCTGATGATGCAGCAGCTGAATCCTAAAGCATAATTACTTGGATTTACTTAAGCTATGTTACATTATAAAATGTAACACAAAAACCTATAAAGGAGGATATTTTAATGAAAAATATCGAAAAACAAAAGACAAAAACTAATAAAACAATTGGACGTAATCATCCAAAAGGTGCTACTAAAAGCACAAACAAAAGTTCTGGCAAAAAGAAAAGGGATTCACAATTATCAGTAAAAACTATTAATTCTGTTTCCCAAAATCAATTTGTATTACCAGTTAGAAATTACTGGTTTACTGTTGATGAATGTCAGACAGTTGTTAGTAAAATAACTCCTAGCATTAGTAGCAAAGAGTATGCAAAAGAAGATACATATAACTTCTTTGTTGGTTTAAATCTTTGGTGTAATATTTTCCAAGATGTTACACACGAAGATCCTATTTTACTAAAAAACCGTATTCAGCTTTACGGAATACAAAATTGTATTAAAGAAGCTGATCAACATCGTCTTTGGTTTTTGTCCCAAAGCGAAATAGGTGAAAGAAGTGAATTCTGGAGTACCTATGTTGAACTAAACCATGTTCTTGGTAAGAACTGGAAGTTACTTAGTGAGGAGAATGGTTCTTTTCTACTCACACGAGTAAATACGCTCTTAGGATGTCTAAGGCGTATACTCGTTAAAACATTAGATCCTCAAGAAGCCATAGACGGCTTTCTCAGGACTAATAAAAAATGTGGTTATTTTGGAAAGACTCAATGGTCAAACATTGAGAATCGAAAAGACAACTACACTTGCGAAGAGGATTGGAATATTGATCATCCAAACCCAAGCTCTTTCATATTAGAGCATCTTCGCGAAATTCTTCTTGTTATTTTCCACGATTATAAGAAAGATAGTAATTTATTTACATTGCCACCTGGCTCTACCTATGAAGGTTATCAGACTTATTATGAAAAGTGGAAGAAAGCATGTGAGAATCGATCATGGCTTTTTGAACATGGCGTAATATTACCTTCTACAGTTACTAATACTAACAATAGTATTCCTGCAGATTGTAATCGCTATATTGTAGTTCCAAAAGACTACAAGAAAGGCCGTGGTGTTTGTCCCGAACCTGTTTCTCGACAAATACTTGCATATCAAATTGATTCTGGTATGCGAAAGTGTTTAAGGAAGATAGGTATTGATCTTAATGATCAATCTATCAACCAGCAGTTGTGCAAAAACGCTTTCAAACTAGGTTTAACTACCGTTGATAAATCTTCGGCAAGTGACCTTATTTCTCTCGACCTTGTTCGAGAACTTTTTTCGTATACATTACCTGATCTATATTCTGATATGATTGAGGCAAGAACGAATTATACGATGATAGATGGGAAGAAAGTTAGGAATCAACATTTTTCCACTATGGGTAATGCAATGACATGTGCTATACAGAGTAGTATTTTTGCAGCATGTGCTATTTTAGCATTATCTTTAGTTCATCCTGAGAAGGTTTTTTATAACTCTTCTTTTCCTAAGAAAAGACGAAGTTATTATAGAAAGATTACCGATGTCGGTATAGCTGTCTATAATGATGATGTTATAATACCAAATGATATATATGATGTTTATACTCATATATGTACATCCATAGGTTTTGAAATTAATAAAGACAAAACTTATACAGGTGAACAACTCTATCGCGAAAGCTGTGGTGTAGAATACTTGTGCACAAAGAAGAAAACTTTTTGTTGTACAGGTACATATTATCCACGTGGTACTTCACGTGATGCTTTACAGGAACTTTTAGGATTACAGCATAATTATGTTGATTATCACTATGCGAATAATTTTCTTATTAGTCTAATCCTTGATGTTTTTCCAAGGATGACATGTAGTTATGTTCCAGAAAACTCAGAAGAAACACCTTTTGACATCTGGAGTCGCACATCTATTTCTGTTGAGCACAGGGATTTTGTATCTCCTAGTGCAGAAATGCTTCATGGCTATGAAGTGATTCTTGAAAAAGATGAAAGTTCTCTCTCGCTCAAGAAAGCGGGAACCTTATACACAATAAGACTTGTGTATTTTAGCTCTAACTTTGAGGAAGAACTTAAAGAATTCTTTTCAGAGTTAAAAGCTGAGGGACTTAAGATTTCTTCATACAAACGTGTTCGTAACAAACTTAAAAAAGTTGATATGTGTAATGTATATCAATTGTTACTAGATTGTGGTATAGAAATTCCACAAGACGAAAAACACTGTGTATTGACTTCTGTTCCAGGATGTAAAGCTATACCGAAAGGTATAAACGATGATGTAGAGCTATTGATGTATTGCCTAAAGACCAATAATGGCATTAGCCACATCAATGACTCCGTTTACACTAACGAGGAGGATTACGTACTCGATCCACGTGATCTCATCTGTAAACGAAAAACAAAGATCGTTACGAGATGGCGTTAGCTATCCGTAACCCACAATAGTGGGGGTCCCTGTCGCTGGCCCGTGAGGGCGCGCATGACTTTTGGTCATAAAGCC